AAAAGGAGGGGAGGGGGCCCAGCAGCTCTTCGTTTCCCATTGCTGTTGTGTTGTGTGTTTTGTGTTGGTGTTGTTGTGTGTGTTTTTTGGTTGTTGTTTGGTGGGGGGGGGTTTGTGGTGTTGTTTGTGGTGTGGTTTTTGTGGTGTTGTTTGTGGTGTGGTTTTTTGTGGCCGGTGAGAGGTTGCGTGATTGTTGGTGTGGTGCTATAATAATATTTGGTTCACATGTGGTGGACTCTTGACGATAAGGATGGATTATTATGGTGAATGGTATTTCCGTTATGTTCAATACGATGGTGCATGATGGTGGTGAGGTCATTGTTTTGCGCTATCGTGTGAATGGTGTTCTCGGTTGCAAGCTTTTTACTGAAACGCGTGATTCTCGTACTAACGAGGTCTGTTCGGCTGTGGATAATATGGTGGACTTCGTTTATCGTCTGATGGGGTGCACTGTTGACTGACCCTAGTAGTTTTTCGGAACTGTGTAGGCAACTGTTTGCTCAGTGGAGTGAGCAGGGCGCTCATATCGCCGCTGTGGAGGGGTTTGAGCGTGGTGTGTTGGACGCCGCCGAGGGGAAGCCTGAACGCGAAACGCTGCCTTATGATATCCATGGGATGTATAGGGATGATTATCAACGTGGATACCGTGAGGGGTATTATCATGGATCTGAGGAAATTGACAATGAATGATGATGATAAGCGTGCGAATTGGTTTGATGATGGTGTGTTGGATGATGACCGTGTGCGTCGTGTTATCCGTGGGCGTGGCCGTCGTCTGCATTTGCGGGAGTATAATCAGGGGAAGGGGGATTGGGAAACTTTTTGTCGTAGTGTAGCGCTACTCAAGGACTTCTACGAGCCTCAGGGGCGCCAGGTGGCGTTCGCGGATAGTATCGAGCATGCGGCGAACGTTTGCCTGTCATTGTCTCCGAGTATGTCCCAGTTCGACGCGTTGGATCGAATGCAGAATATCGAAACGTTGAACGCCGCCATTTATGCTCCGTTTATGGTGGCGTGGTGTGCGGTCTGTCATGTCAAGGGCGCGTCCTGTTATGAAATGTGCAAGATTTGGCGCGATAATGAATTCGCTCAGACTGTCATTAAAATTGCGTGTCATTGTTTTGACAATTTGACGGACGTGCGGTATACTGATGAAGACATCGTAAAAATGTCATGGAAGCAACAACTCTAAGATAGGCGACATAATTATGGCATACATTAAGCGAGCTAAGCATTATAGCATTGTGCATGGTGTTACGCGCGGTGAAAACGGTGAACTCGTTGACACTGAAGTAGTCGTGGACGGCGCGTGCCGCACGGCCGCTATGGCAATGAAAAAAGCCCGTAAAATCCGCAAGGACATGCTCCCCATGTCTGCTGAGTATCATGTGCAGAAAACGCGCATGGATGAAGCGATTTATTGGGCCAATTGCGAATTTGGGGATGACCTTATCGCCGACTATCCGGGGCCGGTCGACGGCAACGTCGTCGAGGATGATGTTATCTCTGAGGAAAAATAATCAATAACCCCTATAGGAAAGGCAACACTCATGACTGACAACGAACTGACCGTGACCAACGGCAATAATTTTGCGGCGAACGGCGCCAACGCCGTATCACACTTCTTCGACACCGCTACGATGGACGGCAAGATGGCGCTCTATAACGCCATGCAGACTGCTGACAAGGTGGATGAGCATCTTAATGAGCCATTGCATGTCACCAACGTGATCGCGCAGGCCATTGAGGTAACGAATCAGGAAACCGGTGAAATCAACCCTTCTACTCGCGTGGTCATCCACGCGGACGAGGGCGATTTCGCAGCCGCTTCACCGACGTTGGCGCACGCTTTCGGTAATCTGTTCGCGATTTTCGGCACGCCGGATACGTGGGATAAGCCGCTTTCTCTCAAAGTCGTGGAAAAGAAGAGTCGCCGTGGCTATAAGTTCTTCGATCTTGAATTGGTGGCGGAGAACAAGCGCAAGTAATGTGATTGTCCGAACCGGATGATATTGTGGCAATGTCCCTATAGAGGGATGTTGCCGCCATACTCACCCCCCGTCGTTTCCATCCTTGTCGGCGGGGGGTGTTTTCATACCCATGAGGAGGGTCCGTGGCAAAGCGCAAAAAAAACAACCGACGCGCCAGCAATCTGAAACGCAATGCAGCCATCAGGTCGGCACAGGTCCGTCGAGAGCGGGCGTCCATGGATTACAGTACCGGGCGCCTTCCCAAGCAAATCACCGAAACATTTCTGGGGAAGCTCAGTGCCCAGCAGATCGAACAGGTTGCACGCCGTATCGGGCAGGAGTTCGGGAACCAACAGCAGGCGCTGCGGTCGCGGGACAGCGAACTCTATCAAGTCGTTCCCGATGTGCATGTTACGAAACTTGATCGGGAGATGGCGGCGCGCCCGCCGATCACTGATGCGATGATCGCCGCCGCCCCGTCGAAACGTCGGAAAACATTGAGACAGCAGCAGCGGCGCCGTGTTGGGGCGCGGCAGAAAATCAAACGTGCCCAGCAATTCGAAGCCTTGGGCATGGCCCGGTATAGCGTGGGTGAAGTGCGTGAGATGGAGCGCGCGGGGGAATCGCCGTTCGATGTCCTGGGCACTCATGTGGTCGGCGGTTCGGCGCGTGATGAACTCATGCGAAGCCGCTCGAACGTTTTCGGCACGGAGCGCGGGATAAGCCATGCGCGTCAGTTGATCCGATGGGGGAACAGGAGAAGACTTGAACGGGAGATCCTCCAATATGCGGGACTGGTCGGGCGAGCGCCATTGCATGCGGGGAGCAGACAGATCCCCAAAGGCGAGGGGGTTTCGGACTTTGATAGGGTCGCACAGCAGCTCGAAGCGTTCGACTCCTATATAGCCCAACGATTCGCGTCCTTGTCTGACCGTCAAAAACGATGGCTGATAAACAATACGAATTTCAGCACCGTAGTGCATGAAGCGACATGGTACAATGACAAGACGCACAAATGGGAAACCAAAGCGGACGCGGGAGACGTGGAAACGCGACTCGACGAATGGATGACCAGCGCGGTGCGACACTGAAAAAAGGATGGAATCATGCGAGAGCGTCGAACGGCGGCAACAGACGGCGCAATACTATTCACAGGCGACGACACGGAACCCTTGACGGCGAACGCCGTCATCCGTCTCACCATGCTCGACCACCACACGCGCGTGTGGTGCGCCCACGGATGGCAGGACGTCAAACCCATAGCGGCCGAACTCCTCCAACGACTGCCCTTGCAGTCGAACCCAGCCAAGGACGGCGTGTGGGGGACGTTCAACATTCGCGGTCACTTCTACAGTCTCCGCGTACGCCTGGGCGGCATCACCGTGGACTTCGTGGACGTGCACAACATCACGCGCGACGGCGGCCTGGATGTTTCGCGCGAAACGTTCGGCGGTGTGGACGATTTGGAGACGACATGGAATATCGCGCAGGAATGTGACGCGCTGAACCTCAGGGGGACCACGATAGCGTCCATGGCGATGAACGATTATATCGGCGGGGATTATGCCGGTTTCAAACGCCGTTTCCCGCCATTGGACAAGGCGGATTATCACCGGATGCGCCCCGCCTATTACGGGGCGGTCGTGTACAGCAAGCCCGGCGAATACCGGGAATGTCGAAGCTGGGACGTGAATAGCCTCTACCCGGCTATCATGCGTGACGCCCCCATGCCGGTCGGATCGCCGATATGGTATGACGGGCAGTATCAAGACGACGCCGACTATCCGCTGCATATCGATGTCATCTCGTTTGACGCAAGATTGAAACCGCAGAAAACAGCGACGCTCACCAACATCCTCCCGGTCTGGGGGTATGAGGGCGAACGGTTTGACAGCACGCTGGGCGTCGTCACCTTGCCGGTGACTGACGTGGACTGGGAGACGATTACGGAAAATTACGACGTGCACGTGTGGGAGCATGTCGGCGGTTGGAAATTCCGCAAATCCCACGGACTCTACTATATGTATGTGGACAAATGGTTTTCCGTGAAACAGACCGCGACCGGGGAACGACGGCAAATGGCGAAACTCTTGCTGAACTCACTGGTGGGAAAATTCGGCGCATCGCTTTACCGGCCCATGCTGCATCCCAAGCCATCCGTGGACGGCGGCGTGGACTTCACCGTGGACAAACCAGAGTCGGCCAACGGCCTGGCGTGGCTCCCCACCGCCGCGTACGTCAACGCCTATGGGCGCAAAACACTGTCCAACGCGATGAACGCGAACGCCGGCCGCGTACTCTACGCCGACACCGACGGCATGATCCTGGAAGGGCTGGACGCGCCCATGGGCATCGAAACGGATGACCGGCAATTGGGGGCATGGAAGAACGACCACACCTATGAACGGCTCCGCATCCTCGGCAACCGCAAATACTGCGCAGTGGAAACAGACGGCGGCACGGTCATGCGATTGAGCGGCGTGCATCGCGCCGCCCCCATCCCCTACGACGATTTCCTACCGGGTTCGCGCCATCTCAATGATGATGGGCACGCTTTCATGCTATAATGACCGGTAGCGGGATGTGCGTCCCAAGTCGATTCGATGGCCCGACCGGCAGGCAAATCGGTAAGGCGATCCGGTCGGATGTAGACGTGCGCAGCCGGCGCCCAGCGACGGCAAGGGAACCCGCACAGCCTAGCCAATACGGCACGGCAGCGTGATTGCTGCCGTGCCATTTACCTTAAAGGGGTGATTATGGACGACACCGAAAACGACGACAAGCCGGACACTACGCCCGACATGGAATCGGACGCGCCAACCGACGATAATACGCCAAACCCGGAGCCCGGAACGCAGGACGACAACGAACCTGAGGACGCGGCGGACGACAAGACCGCTGACATGGAAAACCGTCTCAGCGCTTTGGAAGCGACCGTAGCGGAACTGTCCAAAACCATTGAAGCGATGCGCGACACCGCCGCCGACCGCGTGCTGAACGACGGCCCCGATGATAATGCGACGCCGGACGCCACGGGACCGACCGACGACGACTATAACGGCACCTACGGCACATTCGACGACCTGTATGAAGACTAAGAAGGATAAGGAACTATCATGCCAACTAGCCCAGTGGTGACACCGAAGCAGCAGCTTCGACCGCTCACCGATTTCAACAACGCCCAGATCCTCAACATGATCCGCAACGAGGCGTCTCCCGAATACCAGCGGCGCATACCATCGGCGACCCAAATGAACATGGACCGTCAAATGGCCACGCTGATGTCGTCCACCCAACTCAAGAACGAATTCTACTCGGCGTTGGTGAACCGTATCGGCGGCACGTATGTGAACACGTGGCGGTGGTCCAATCCGTTGAGTGTCTTCCAACGTGCTTCTCAGGCGTTTGGAGACACGTGGCAGGAAATCGCCGTTGGGATGCCGCTCGCCCAGGTGTATGACCCCAACGCCGAGTATCTCGGCGCGGACAATTTCCGCAAATGGAAAATCGACGTGGACTCGCTCTATCATCGTCTCGACTTCGCCCACTGGTATCCGGCGACCACGGATGATAAGACGCTCCAGCGTGCTTTCACGTCCGAAAACGGGCTCGCTTCGCTCACTTCGCAGATCCTCACTTCCTGCTACAACGCGGCTGAAGTTGACCTGTTTGAGGCCATGTGCCACCAATTTACCGAGTATGCGAAGCTCGGCGGGTATTGGCGCGTCCACATGGACAATGACCTCAACAACATGGGCAGTTCGGAAACCGATGCACGCGACATGCTGCGCCAGATCCGCGCATGGGCCGACACGCTGAAGTTCGTCAGCACTCGATACAATGCGCGGCACATGCCGACATTCGCCAAGCCGGACGAACTCGTGCTGTTCTGCTCGCCCGAAGTCAAGTCGGCGCTTGACGTGCAGGGACTGGCCACAGTCTTCCAGCGGACTGACGCCGAGCCGACCATCGACAGGATCATCGTCATCCCACAGGACCGGTTCGGCATGGATGGCGTGCAGGCCATCCTGACGACCGACAAGTTCCTGATCGACATCCCCGTCATCAATGAGATGACCCAGCAGATCAACCCGGTCAACATCAACGCGGTCAATCATTATCTGCACGTCCAGCATATCATCAGCGTGTCCGGCTTCGCCCCGGCCGTCCTGTTCTGGACCGGCGCGGGATCCACTGCGAACCTGGTTGCGCCGACTGGAACTCAGGCGGGCGCGCCGACCTTCCAGCTCAAACTGGCCATGTACGGCGGCGGATCGGAAACCCCGGAGAACGTGGCACGCGGCGGCGCCGTGCAGGTTGTCGCCGATACGACCATCACCAATGATGGCAAGGCGTCATTCCGGTCGGACGCAGTCGAGTACGCCATCGGCGACACCGTCAAGCCGAAGAGTGACTACACCTACGTTTCTCCCACCGGTGTGCTGGTTGTCGGCCTTGACGAGCCGAACACCACCATCCCGGTCACGGCGACCGCCTTGTATACGAATCCGGCGACGCCGGAGGTGCCGGGCACGGTATCCGCCGCACTGGACGTCCCGGTGGTCGGTGACGGCGTCATCGGATTTAACCCGTCGATCATCGCATCGATCGCCGTGACCGTACCGAATGTGGCCGTGGGGCATACGGTGCAGGCGTCGGCCGTGGCGACCATGATTGACGGGCGTACTGCCGACGTGACCGCGCAAGCCGCATGGACGTCCGGCACCCCGGCGAACGCCACCGTGTCCGAATCAGGCGTGGTCACCGGTGTCAAGGCGGGCACGTCCGACATCACCGCCACACTGTTCGGAGTGTCCGGCAAGCACAGTGTGACCGTGGGCGCCGCGTGATACAATGAGGGAAGTAGCCAACCGGCTACTCTCTGTACTCACGGTGTAATGCAGAACAAGGCCCGGAGCGCAACCCGCGTGAGCGCTCCGGGCCTTGCTTTGTACCCTGTGAGGTTGGATGATGATCGACGATGCGAATCCTTACGTGGAAACCAATTTCTCATGGGCGGAATGGACACCCAATACCACACTGAAACTATGCCGCGTGCCATGGGACGCATCATACCGCGATGTCGTGCGATTCGACTCGCGTGAGACGCAAGCACAGTGGTTCGACCAGGTGGATGGAGTGGAGTGCAAGCCCGCCACCATGCATATTTTCGGCGCGCCGGTACGCATTGACATGCCGTTCAACCAAGCGTCGAACTTCAATTACCTTGTCGCCGTCAACGATTACCCCGAACTGGAATCGCCGCGCGCATGGTTTTACTTCATCGAATCCGTGGAGTACGTCAACGCGCACGCCACACAGCTCACGCTGATGCTCGACGTATGGCAGAGC